CTTCTTGTTGTACTTCTGCTTGTACTTCTTTTTCAGTTTTCATAGGGTTGTTTTTTTGTCAAATATAGTTAATTATTGGGTTGTGTTTCTGTATCAGTTTCTGAATCAGGCTCTATTGGTTCAGTTTCTGGCTCAGTTGGTTCTACCACTACTTCCTCAACTACTGGCGGAACATAATCTCCGATGATAGTCAAGTTTAGTTTCTCAGCTGCCCAATTAAATAGGTAATTATCATCATCACTCCAAGCATTGTAATCCTCACCATCAATCAAAATGTTGCCTTGTGACAAAACGCATTTATCTTCAGTTAATAACTGATATAAGAACGTAGTGTAATTAAATAATTGACCATCTACAATTTTAAGAGTTAATATTACTGCTTCTTTTGTTACGCCTTTATCCCATATAGGAATTGATTTTATGATTTTCATATTATTTTGTTTTTAATTCTTTAATTTCTGCTGATAACTCTTGTACTGCTTTTACAAGCAAAGGTATAATACTTTGATATGCCACACTTAAATATTCGCCACCTTCTTTGACAATACCTTCTAAGTAAACCTCATCTTTTAGTAACTCTTGTAAATCCTGAGCAATAAATCCAGTTTGAATAGATTGGTCTTTTGAATAATCTTCGTTAAATTTATAGGTTACAGGCTTCATTTTGTTAATCAAATCAAGCGAATTGTTTAATGGCGTTATTGAATTTTTAAGCCTTAAATCAGAACCATTTACATAAGCACCTGCTCCCCAAACTCCAGTTCCGTTTACTTGTAGATTATATGCTCCTTGGTCAGTAGTTCCTGCAATATAAACTTCACCACCTGATGTGATACGCATACGTTCAGTTGAATCTGTTCTTAAAACTAAAGGATGATTTGAATTAGTTCCTAAATATCCTGCAGTATTGTCAGACTGCATTACCGTAAATACAGTTCCTAATGATGATACCGCTGAAAATACAGAACCATTATTAGCAGTTACATTCCCACTAAACGTAGCACTTGTTCCTGTTAATGCAGCACCTAATTCTGTAGCACCACCAAAGTAATTTAATCCACCTGCTGAATAAATTGAATAATTTAAAGTACCGCCTGAAGTTTGGTTTGCAATATATACCGCATAATTATTAGTTAATGTAGCTGATGCTCCCAATTCAGGATTTTGAACATATAGACCATATCCATTTGTAGCAGTTGCAGCTGCTCGAATTTTACAATTAGCTTGAAATGCTACATTAGACACACCATTCATGGAAGCGTCGGTAATAATTGCATATTGAGAAGAGCCAACTGTTGTTGAGCCTCCTACAAAGATAGCACCATAATTTTGATAAGCATTTGCTCCAACTGTTAATCCTCCTTGAACAACACCTGTACTTGTAAAATTATAAGATGTTCCATTTAATCCACCTGTAAGCGTACCACCTGTTAATGGTAGGTAAGCTGATAAATCAGATGTTAAAGCTAATGTGCCTGTGGCTGATGGTAATGTAAAAGTATTTGTAGTGCTTTTAAATCCTGATTGAAATGTTACAATACCTTGAAAATAACTATCGCTTTGAACAAATAAACCATAACCTGTTCCTGCATTTACAATTCTTAAAGTTTCGGTAGTGTTTGTTGTACTTAATGTACCACCTGTCAATGGTAGGTAAGCACTTAACGCACTTCCATAATCAGGAACATTTAAAGTATTTGATATAAATGTCGCTGCACCTGATGTTCCAGTTGTAGTTAAAGTTATTGCCCCTTGTTTTGAATTAAACGTACTCCAATCAGCAGATGATAACGCCCCACGATTGGTAGCAGATGCAGTAGGCACGTTCAGCGTAATTACAGGCGTAGTAGTTCCATTTGCTACTGTGCTTGATAAATCAGTTCCAGTAGTTCCTAAAGTTAAAGCAGCGACCGAAGTAACTGTTCCTACACCTGCACCACCAACTAAAGCTATTGTTCCTGTGGCTCCTGGTAGAGTGTAATTATGAGAACCATTATATGTAAAAGTAGCGCTACCAGTTCCAGCTCCATTAGTAAAAGCAAAATATGTATTATTAGCTTGTACTTGAGTATGATTTGCTAATAAATTAAGCGCATTTTGTTCTCTAATATAAAATTGATCACTTGCCTTTATATTATTTAAGAAAGTTTTTACACCTGCAAATGATTGAGTTCCTGTGCTTACAACACCTCTTGCAGAAGAATCGGCATTTGGTAAATTAAACGTATGAGTATCTGTTGCGCTTGAAATGTTAAAGTCAGTACCACTTGTGCCAACTGCAAAGTATTGTGTTTGTTTTGTTAATCCGTTTAATGCTTGTATGCCTGTGGTAAATGTGGTAATTACTTGACACAAATGACTATTCTCGGTATGTAACGTGATTGTTCTACCTGAAACATTAACGTAAACACGAACAGCAAGTCTATCAGTAGCCGCTAAAACTGTTTCTGGAACTGCTAAAGATGAAAAATATGGATTTATAGTTGTGCCAAAAGCAATCAACTCAGGCGCTGCCGAACTACTCGCAATTAACGTAAAAGTACTTCCATTGTACTTATACAATTCGACATAAAAAGAAGGAGTACCACCGCTTGATGATGCACTAAAATAAGTTTCAAAGTTCCAATTACCAGCAGGAATTAATAAGGCATTAGGGTCATTCGCATCAGTTAAAAATTGAGCAATGTAACCATCAGAACCAATACTAAAATCTGTCCCTGCACCAAATACAGGAACTTTATTCATTTCTTTGTAAACATTACCACCAATTGTTCCCTGATCAACTGAACCATTTAGATAGTAAGATACCGAAGAACCACCGCCGCCTCCGCCTGTTGGGAAGTCAGCTAACTGTCCATCACCTCTAATATACTGCGATGCTAAACCTGCACCTGTTACTGCAATCGTTCCTGAACTTGTTATTGGACTATTTGCAACGCTGAAAGCTGCTGGCATTGATAACCCAACTGAACTAACTCGATTGTTTAACTGATTCTGTACCTTGCCAAATGCTTGTAAGATTGTATCGGTTGCAAGAATTGCACTTCCTGTTATTGATAATCCCGTTAATAGCTTACTAGTAACTCTAGCATCGGTTACTATTCCTGCTACTGTTGTTCTGTAAGCAATATTATCGCCTGAGATGGCAATTGGTATAATATTAGCATCTGCAACCGCTCCAGGTAATGCAGTAAAATCCTTTAAATAAACTCCATTTATAACTGGCATATCTTTTAATTTACAAATACATATCTATCATTCCCATTATCTACATATGCGTCAACATTTTGCGCCCATACATAGTAAATAATTTCAGAATCTACTATTGCACCATAGCCTGTAATTACTCCTGTAAATTTAACAAAATCTTCGGTACTTCCACTTATCTCTATGTTCTCTAAAAATCCCTGACCTGCATCACCTTCATTTGTATCTAAATTTACCATAGACCAAGACACAATTTCTCTAGATCTACCTAAATCTTTTAACTCATTCCATCCTATAATTGAACCCGAAACTGCATAAACCGCTTCAAAACTAATCGAATAAGAATGTAATCGGCCTAATTGTTTTTGGCCCATATTTTCTGTACTCTTGCAAGTCTTAATAAAACTAATAGATTCACTGAGTCCATTGCTTAACAAGCATCCGACTGGCAAATCATTTATATAAAGCATTAACTCGGTCATGATGTTGTTCCTTTTACTGTCACTCTTGTAGTTTTACCATAATCTGGCACTAGTGTATAATCTAAGGCTATCTCCTCATTAGTTATTCTACCTAAAACTGCCTTGCAAATATTCTGCTGCAAATCATAATTCAAACTTAAATTCATAAAATAACCATCAATTAAATTTATAGACCACCTAGTCACCGGATTAAAATATCCAAATATTGATCCCTCAAATCTAACAAAGGGCCCGGCATATAAACGCTGAGTTTCTTCAACTGCTATCCTCAAAAATTGTTTATCTACTTCATAAGGCTCTGCTAGTATAGATTCACTTAATCCCCTTCTATTCCACTTTGTAGTTAATGTGGTTTCATCAGGGCCAAATATAGCACCTAAGTAATCATTTGATGGACTATCGCCATTGAATACATCAATAGTTTTAGGCACAAAAGTAAATTTACCTCTTTGTGTTGCAGTATGAATTTCGCCAACTTGACTGCTTGGATCTGTAAAAATTCCAGCTGAAATTTTGGTATAAACAATATCACGAATTGTTCCGGTAGGTGCTAATATTCTAAAGGTCACATCACCGCCTGTTGGAACTGGAGCAGTATTAACAGTTAGCGTACCGCCATCGCCAATATCTGAACGGACTTGATAATAACTTAATCCAGGCAAAGGAATCATCCAAGTTAAATCTGCTTGAAGATACCAAATGCTTACTCCATCATCTAAACTAATAACAAAGTTCATGTCAGTAGCAAACAACGGATCTGGATTTTTATAAACAATGGTAAAACGTAATCTATCAGTTGCAGTTACTGTTCTACTTACTGGAATAAGATTATCATTTTCATAATAGTCAGTTAAAATAGGAGAGGTATCGCCTTGGTTGTAAAATATTACACCGCCTCCTGGATAAAGACCTGCGTACATTGTGCCGGTTTTACTGTATCCGGGAATAGTCACATCATCGCAAGGACCAATCGGATCGCCG